TCTGAAGTTAAAACAATCACTGATGCTCTATTAAGCGAATCAAAAGTATTATCAGCTATTAGGCGAGGGGGGGAGGCAAACATTAAACCATCTGAATCATTTGCTGATGCTGTTTCCCAGATTTTAACTGCAGGTGGAAGTAAAGAAGCTCCTATTTTAACTGATTTATTGAAACATTTAGAAACCATGAAAGTTACTAAAATTCTCGGAGAAGGAGTGAAAAAAGAACTTTCTGGGGCAAAATTTATGACATCAGAGGTCGCTGAAGGCGGTAAAAGGGTCTTAAAAACGACTGTAGTCGCTCCGAAAATTAAAATAAGCGAACTTTATATACCAAAGGAACTCGAGGGAGCATCTGCAACTATTCAGAAAATAGAAGCTAAAATACAACGAATTGTTAATCGGGTCAACGATACAGAGGGCGGAGTGACTTTGGTGCGCAACGCAGAATCTTCTCTATCTAGGCAGGAAGAAAATATTGCGAGTGTGGTACAGGGAATTAAAGACGGCGGAGATACTGAATTAGCTGCTAAGGTGGGTAAATTTTTAAACACCAGACTAGAGGAAGCTCGCGCAGGAGTAAAAGATTTTGGTAATTCTATTTCTGAAAAAGTCGCCGCAGTTAAAGAGAAAGGACCAGGCGTGGTGGTAGAAAAAGAAGTGACAAAAAAACTAGAACGCACTCCGACTGGTAAAGTTCCTAATACCGAACCAATTAAATTGGAAAACATTACCAATGATGCTGAAACTGAAAAATTCTTCAAAGACAATATAGTTCCCAAAATTACTGGTAAAGAAAGAATTGGTAAAACCAATACTGAAATTCTTGACCGCTCTTTGGCTTCTAAATTATCAGAAAAAGATTTCAATAATATCTTAACCGAACGCTTTGGCAACCTTTCGGAAGATGTTGTTAAAGCCAAAAGATTGATGAATGACAGAGCGCTAGCTATTGTGGATGCGGTGGCAGGTAGAAATGTAGAGGATATTCCAGCTAGTGAACTTGGTCAAATTACTAATTCTATGAATCAATTAGTAGAAATGTTCGAAGTTATGTCGGGTATGAGAACAGAACTTTCTAATTCTTTCCGAAGTTTGGGTATTGCGGTTGCGCCAGGAGAAAATGATATTCTTCGACAAGTAGTTGGAGAAATTCAGAGAGTAATCGGTAAGGATGTCAGTCCATTTGAGATTACCAAGAAATTAATGAAACTTCGTGAAAGTAGTATTGTGGATAAATATTTTACAATTTGGTACCCAGCTATTCTCTCGGGTCCAAAAACAACTACTAGAAACATTGTTGGTACTGGTGCAAGCTTGGTGACTGATACTCTGTCTCAATTATTCACTAAAGAGGGTCGCATGTCTTTTATGGATAGGATGGGAGCAATCGTAGGAGCGCAAAAACAGGCATGGCAAAATGCTAAGGCTATTTTTAAGGGCGACCAAAATATTATTTCTAAATTCCATGAAGCTCCTCCGATAAAAGGCGAGGTATTTTCTGGTAAATTTAAGGTCTTAAACAAAGTGGAATATGTCGGAAGATTCCTAGATGCTCAAGATGCTTTTTTCTCTACTATTGCCAAAGAGGGTGAAGTAGCGGCACTCCGAACAGGCGAATATACTTATGGACTAGAGAGCAAAAATCTAATAAATAAAATAAATGAGGGAGTATCACAAGCATTTGCCCAAAAAATTACTTATCGAAATGCTTTCGAAAATACTGCAGTTGGTACTGTCGGCAGAGCTATGACTTTACTTAAGACTTCAGATAATAAATTTGTTAAAAGTTTCTTTACTTTTGTGATGCCATTCGTTCGCACAGTTGCTAATGTGACTGATAGAAAAATAGACTATATTCCTATTTTAAATTTGGCTAGAACTTTTGGGGATAAATTAAGTACCCAGCGAGCGCAATTAATTGCTCGAAATATGGACCTCAAAAATCTTCTGATTAAAGATATGATGGAAGGTGGAATGGGTAGAAATGAAGCAAGCAAACTAGCGGCGCAAGAAAGCGACAGAATCGTAAGCATTATCGCCCAGAGATTAAAGCATCAGCAAATGGGAAAATTTTATATGGGTCTCACTGTTTCGGCTGGCACTATTCCACTTGCAATGAGTGGAGCAATTACTGGCGCGGGACCAAAGGATAAAAACGAAAGAGACACGCTTATGCAACAGGGTTGGAGACCAAACTCTTTGATTATTGGAAATATGGTCGTTCCCTACAACAACTTGGGACCAATCGCAGGCTTATTCTCAATGGCAGGCAATATCAGTGATGCTATTAGGTACGGCAACGCGGATGAAAAAGGCGTGAATTCCCTATTCTGGTCAGGTATTCAAAACTTTATGCGTGGTGAACTCGACCAATCATTTATGTCTGGTATCAGCGGTATTTACGATGCCCTCTATGGCTTCAAAGACTTTGACCAATTGGTTGCAGAATTTGGAATGAATGCGATTCCAGTTCCTGCCGCTTGGACCCAGACACTAAGTATTATCAATCCAAAACAATATGAAGCGAATACTGTCTTGGAAAAATTACAGAAAAAATTTGGCATTACGGCAGGATTAGAACCAAAACTAAATGCTTTTGGAAGTGAATATAGTTCCGATTTGATTTGGGGCTTAACACCAAAAATGCTAAATACTGAAGACCCTGTATTTAATTTTATGAATGAAAATAATGTATTCGTCAGCAAACCGAATAAAGCCACCAAAATCAAAGGTCGAAACAGGCAGGAGCGCGAAATGACACCTGAAGAATATACCAGGTTCCTTGAGGCGACTGGTCCAGCAATTTATCAGAAGTTAGAAACTAAAATTACTTCGGGAGGGTTTAAAAACAAGAGTCAAAAAGAAATGAAGACAGAAGTCACGGCTATTGTTTCAGATATTCGAGACAGAGAGATGAGAAAATTTAAGTTCTAATTTAATAATTATAAAAATGGAGCAGGAAACAAAAATTCGCAAAGTGCTGTTCAATGAAGTCTCTTTAGTGATTGCAATTATTGCAGCAATAATGGGGGCTGTTACCTGGGTGTCGAATCCACAGAAACAAATGAGCGATTCGCTCATAAAACTTCAAGCACAAGTAGAAACAAATGAAACAGTTGCATCAGAATTAGCAAAAATTAAAAATAACGATTTGCACGAAATGCAACTTCGTATGGACCAGATAGAGGCAAGACAAATTGAAGAATTAAAAGCCATCGCCAGAATTGAAGTATTATTAGATAAAAAGAAATAAAATTATGCAAAATTTAGAATATAATTTAGGGGTAGCCGAAGACCCTCGTTCTGTAGAAGAAAAAGAAAGAGACTACAAAACTTCAAATTTGGCTGGGGCTGTTATTTTAAACTGGATAGCAAAACCACAAGCCGAATGGAAAAGATATACTGATAGAGAACAAGATGGTTCTTTATCTTGTATGGCTCAAGCGGGAGGAAAAGCTTGTGAAATTATTAAAATACAAAATGGTATTTTTTCAGCCCATCCACCATATCGCTCAAGAAATAATTTTCCCTCTGGTGGAATGTGGACACAAGATTTAGGAAATGTTTTTAAAAATATCGGTACAAATTTTGAATCGGTTGATGTTTCTCAAAATATAGGAGAATCTCAAATGAATAGAGATATTACAGTAGAAACTCCATTTAAAATTGGAGGATATGGATTTCCCGATGATAACAAAAACATAGATGATATTGCTATGGCAATTGAACAGCATGGTCATTGTATTGTTGTAATTCATGCCAATAACTCCGAATGGACTTCTGTCCCCGTGTATGATGCTTCACTTCCTGTAAATTTTGGTCATGGAATCTGCGCAGTTGATTATTTCTTATATAATGGCGAAAAAGCCATTCTTCTTGAAGATTCTACTGGTCATTTTAATTCCATTGATAAAAAAGGCGCTCGCATAATAACTGAATCTTACCTTAAGGCAAGATGCTCGGGAGCGATATATTTCTTGCTGGAGCCACCTCAATTCATATTTAAAACCTTTATGAAAATAGGGTATGTGGGAGGAGAAATAAAAGAACTTCAAAAGAGATTAAACAAAGAAGGTGTGGCTAGTCCAGCCTTAGTAGTTGATGGAAAATTTGGTAAAAAAACAGATGTCGCGGTTAAAAAATACCAAAAAACACATGGCTTACTAGACGATGGTTTAGTTGGTACAAAAACGAGAAAAGTCTTAAATCAGCCTGTTAAATAAGGCTTAAATAATCCACAGTCGAGTGGTTGTTAATATATTATTAGTAGTATAATTATATTAGGTCTATGTCGCGGACCTACACATACAAATATGGAAAATTTATTGTTAGTACTTTCGCCAATAGTAGTCGCTATAATCGGTCAGGGTGTCAAAAAACTCGTTAATTTTGGTACCATGATAAGCCAAACAAGTGTCTTTCATACAGCGTTGATAAGATTCTTGGTGGCACTCCTATCATTTGGAGGCGTGATTTTGAGCGCTATTCTTTCTAATAGTCAGGTAGATGTAACAGCAATATCAACTTTTGCTGAAGCTTTATTGGTGTTCCTGGGCGCAACGGGCATATTCTTCTTGGCAAAAAAGAAAAAATACTAATTCTAGGCGGCATCCCATGCTTTCAGTGTAGTCAGCTAGAAGTAATGGTGAGAACATCAGCGGGGACGGCGACAATCTAAATGTCATAAAAAAGATAATTTTTAGCGCAATAATCCTAGCGGTAATTCTTGCAGCAGTTCTATTGTTTATACCGCAAAATTCAGTATCTTATGTCAGAGCCGAAGATACTGAAGAAGATGAGACTGTTTCACGAGAAACAACCAGAAGTGTGCCAGAAATGATAGAAGAACTGGCACCTCGTTTTGGGCAAGACCCCCAATTAATCAAAAAAATATCTTGGTGCGAAAGCGGGCATAAGATAAAAATACATGATGGGGGATATGGGGTAGGGGTCACTGGTATTCACAGAGCAACTTTTGCTGGTTGGCTTTCTATTTATCAAAAGGAAATTAGCGAAACATTAAACTACAATTCAACTTACGACCAACTAAAAATGATGTCCTGGGCTTTTTCTAAAGGAAAATCTTATCGAAATCAGTGGACTTCCTATGTAGCATACACAAACGGCGGAACATACTCTTTCTTCTCACAACTACTCCAAAAACATTTTACAGTCGTCTGTAAATAAAGCAGAAAAGGAAAAAGGCGGGTTCAATTCCCGCCCTGCTTCAAAATAGTTCTTTAAGTCAAACCATAAAAAAAGGAGGGACCGATGAATAATCGGAGGTGCAAAAAATGCTGGTCAAAGAAACATCTTACCCAGCATCATGTTTTACCGCAGCGGCACTTCCATGGTGAAGGTCCGCTCGTGACACTATGTCGCTATTGTCACGATAAAATCGAAAAACTCATCCCTTTTGACCTTCAACCGACAAAGTTTTATTTTGATGTCGTAGATAGTTTTATGGAAGCCTAGAGGTAGATGAGCCAAACATCACCCTAAAGGGTACAGCGACACTAAAAACTTTCTAAAGCTTTGTGTCGCTTTATTTTTAGTAACCTGCGAGGGTCGCAAGTCCGCCTATTATGAATGCAGCGCCGAGGATGGCTGCCACTATAATTCCTATGGTTTCAATAATTTCCCAAATTTTATTCCAGTTCATTTGTTTTCTTTTGTTTATAATATAGGTAATAAGTAGGCGAACTAACCGCTTCGCCTTTCGCAATTTCCTCCTCTTGTTTTGCCTTAAGGTCGGTAGCAAGTTTAGTAGTGGTAGGCGTGAACTTCCAATTGTCACGCTTTTTTAATTCAAGCACTCCATATTTGCAATTAATTTTTTCATCTTCCTTCACATGCTCTCGGATTTCTTCTTTGATAGCATCTAACCTATCTTCAATTTGCTTGGCTTGAATTTTTAATTCTTCGTATTCGAGAAACTTTGTTTCTAAATCTAATGTTGTTTCTGCCATAAATTTTATGTTATAAACATCTCCTTTTTAGGAGTAAATGGATAAATTTTTGATATGCCATCATATATATAATCATATACATTTGAGACATATTTGAACACTCGAAACGACCTCGGGCGGTCCACAACCCGCATACAAGTGTATTTCATCTTGTCTTTATCGAGTTGCACAATGATTAATTCGGACGGGCGAAGACCAGTCATTTCATAGAGTGCTTGCCAATAGGCAGAAACTTGCATAGCGTATTCTGGTTTATCAACACTGTTGCTAGTCTTCCAATCCACTATTGCGAAAATATATTTATCGCCTTTTTTCACGAGCATTAATGAATCCAAGGTACCTGCAAATTTATGTTTTATTGAGCATACCCGAAGTTCTGAAGCGATAGGAATAACCTCAAAATCCTTACAAAACGCCTCCGCAGACCTCGAAATTGCCCACAAACGGGCATCTGTACCTATAATGAAGCGCCTAATATCATCTGGTCGCTCACCTGTTTCCATCCATCGATTTAAATATCTCTCTACTACTCCATGACCTTGGGTTCCAATATCGCCCGCATCTTTCAATTCGTCTTCATGAGCAAGAACCGCTGCTTTAAAGTGTGCTTCTCGTTGCTCTTGAGAGCATGAATTGATGGTCTGCCAGTTGCGGTCAATATATTCAACTGCAATTCTAGCAGACCATCGCTTCAGCCGTTCATTATCTAAAATAGATGTCTTTGTCGTGACAGATGAAAAAACTTGGTTGGTCGGTACATGCCTATACTTATGACCATACTCATCATGTTCGGGTAGTACCAGTTCAGGTGGAAGACGCTCCGAAAGAGTTTTTCGGATATGTACCACCATTTCACTTGTTTTTGGAGACATCCACATAAGATTTAGAATCCTTCAAGACCCCTGTTTTCTTCCTGTTCTTTTAACCACACATCATCCATCTTGCCATTGGTATAAACCTTGACAATTTTAAGAGCGTTGAAACCTTTTTTCTTTGGAGGTTTCTCATCCACAAATTGAATCTTAACTTTCTGACCCAATTTAATATTGCGGAATTGAGTATCAATACCAGATGGATGTTCTTTGGAACCGCCTCCGACATTCCATACTTCTTCCCCATTAATTTTTACAGCAGGTTCGATTGGTTGATTCTTGTCATCTAAATCGTGGAATTCTCCATCGTCCGCTTTCACTTCATATAATTTTACCTGCTCGTTTTCTCGACCAGGAAGTTGACTTCTAATTTCGCGCACAGCGATAAGAGTTCCAATAATGAAATCTCCTATCTTTCCTTTCTTCCAAAAGGAATTTTTAACTTCAGACCATTCATCTTGTGTTTTTGGCATAATGTTTTTTGTTTAATGTTTAATGTTAATAATATTCCGACCCCAACCAAGGTCAGATGAGGAGGAAGGTGGACCTTCCATCCCCCTCATCTACTCTCATTTTTTTTCAACTTATTATTTCTAATACAATAAACTCTAGTTCTGTCAACTTTAAAAATGATACCAATTTCTATATCAGTCCAGCCATTTTCTGATAAACCCTTCATTAGTTTGGCTCTTTCTTGTAATAATTTTTTCTTTGAAAATTTGATTCTTGGCATAGTTTTGTATTAAAGTGAGTTATCCACAGCACCTTGCTTGTGTACTTCTATTATAAAGTAGTATAATTAAAAATACAACAGATTGTTGTGGATAACTTTTTATCAAAATGGTCGAATATTATAAGAATATAATTTATACTATATGAAAAAATACAAAGTTTTAGGTATAAAAGGTAATAAAGTTGAAATCAATGAAGTTGAATATGATGCTCAAGTTGACATCATTGAACTCACTGATGAAGAAGCTGAACAACCTTTAAAGGAGAGTAAAATCGCTTTAATTTCTGATGAATCTGGCACAACCACAACTCCGCCAGCGGAAGAAAATAAAGAAGAAGCGGAAGACGAAGAAGAAGATGAAGATGGTGAAGATGATGGTTCTTCTGAAGGAGAGAAAGAAGAATCAGAAGATGAGGAAAAAAAATAATTGTTTACATATCGGGGACATAAAAATTTATGTCTCCCATTATGGAAATAACCACAACGCAAAAAAATTCCATATTGTCGTTCCCACCTCGAGTAAAAGAGTGGTTGAATGAGCGCACACTAAAAGATGATACCATTGAAAGGTTTGGTCTCTATTGGAATGGAAGTGAAATAGTAATTCCAGTCCGAGATGAGAATAGAAACTTTCTATATAATAAATATCGCCGAGACCCATTTAGTACAAATTTAGAAATCCCTAAATATAAATATGACCGTGGAGCAAAGAGTATATTATTCAATTCACAAACTCTTGAGGGAGCAAGTGATGATGAAATAATTTTTATTACTGAAGGAGAACTTGACTGCATTGCCTTAGAAAATATTGGAATCAAAGCAGTCACTACGACTGGCGGGGCTGGAACATTTGAACCTGAATGGGCAGAGCAATTAAGAAGATTTAAAAATATTAATATTTGTTTCGATAACGATATCGCTGGTGTGAAAGGTGCAATGTATGTCATGTCACTTCTTCCAAGCGCGTTCATGAAACTCATTCCACAGGAACCTGGTGTAAAAGATATCACTGACTTTCTAAAGAAACACAATAGCGAAGAATTTATGAGTGGATTTTATTTCCAATATGAAATCCCATCTGACCTTAAGGATAAAACAGATAAAAAGGAAATAAAGAAAAAAAGAGAGGAATTTAAAAATGCTTGTGACTATATTCAAAATCTTCGCCGAGAGAATACCAAGAATAGACAGCCTGTTTATCACCTCGATATAATTATTGAATATCTTTCTAATAGATATGCGCACTATAGTAGGCTGGAAAAGAGTTTCAATCGAAGCGGTTTTACTGGTAATTCCAATAAGGTTTCTGCTGCAAAACAGGTTCCGATACCTAATTATGTGAATTTCAACAATCAGGGTTATGCTTGTTGCCTTTGGCATCAGGAGAAAACTCCATCTATGTACTATAATAATGAACATTCACACTTTCCAAATACTGTAAAATGCTTTTCCTGCGGATATATGGGAGACACAATTGATGTAATAATGGCTTTACAAGGGGTCGAGTTTAATGAAGCAGTTAGAATTTTAACAAGTTGATTTCAGTAATCACCAGGCAAAGTAAATGCGTTGTGGTATTTACTCTCGAATCTTGTCTGGTGATTTCTGAAATCAATGGTTTGAGTTATGCCAGAAAAAAAAGAAGCGAAAATTGAAGAAATTGAAATAAAAACATTGGAGCAATTACAGGAAGTTTTTGATACCTATTTACTCTTAGCTGATAGAGATATTTTAAAAGTAATGTGCGCTACTGTGATTTCAAATCAGTTCAAGGGATATCCGAACTGGCTCTTTTTAGTCGCTCCTTCTTCAGGTGGAAAATCTGAACTAATCCAGGCGTTTTTTGGCACAAAAGTAAATGGTCAAAATCTTGCTTTCCCAATTTCAGATTTAACAGTCAACGCCTTTGCTTCGGGACAAAAGAAGGTCGGTAAAGAAACATCCCTACTCCACCAAATCCCTCCAGGCGGATTACTTTATTTCAAAGACTTCACTTCAATGGTTTCAAAAGCTAAAGAATCTCGTACAGAAATTTTTAAACAACTCCGCGAAATTTATGACGGTTCCTATATTAAAAGAACAGGGACAGGCGATAATATTCATTGGGATGGCAAGGTCGGCGCAGTTGCTGGCGCTACTCAAGTCATTTATGAATACCAACAGGAATTTGCCACTATGGGAGACCGCTTTATTATGTACTGCATGAAACAACCAGACCGAAAAAAACTTCTTGATTTTATTTTAGATGATACCCGCATTAATGCTGACAAAGGAGAAATGCAAAAGCACCTTAAGGATGCCACCTCATCATTTATTGAATACACTATTACTCACATGCACGAAGACGATGTTCATTTGGCGCAGGAACTCAAGGAAGATTTAAAAAATGTTGCTGACTTTTGTACGAAAGTTCGCTCGGGTGTAGTAGTAGATGAGCGGAGACCAAACATAATTAATTTTGCACCTGACCATGAAATGCCAGTGCGTATGATAAACCAACTTCTTAATCTAGCGAAGGCATTTATTATAATGAGAAAAACAGAGGCTGTTTTAAGGGGAACTGTTCAGGATTTAGACAATGTTTTACCTGAAGAAGCCCTGGTGCTTTATAAAGTAGCTTTTGATTCTATACCTATAAAACGCCGAATTGCTCTAAAAGCTCTTGCTCGATATGAAGGAGGGGTCACTACAAAAGGTCTTGCAACTGCAACCAATTATCAAACACCTGTCATCGGTAGCTGGCTCGCTCAATTAAATGCTCTCGGAATTTGTACTCGTCAAATGAAGGGTGGAAATCAGGGCGACATGTGGAATTTAAAAGATGAATATAGACAAATAATGGTAAAATTCGAGCATATAGAAGTGACGAGCGAATCTCTTATTGATGACAGTGAAGACGAAGAAAAAATGCTCGATGAGGGTTGGGATGCTCGCAGGCAAGATGAAAGAGAACATGATATGGCATCACTAGAAGCCAAAACTTTACTAGACCAACAATTCTAATATGGTGTTAATAATTGATGTAAAAGTAAATAATAAAAAAATCTACACTCTAACGGCTACGAGGTATGAAAGAACTGAAGCCAAAGGGTTAAATCCATATCATGTAGAACTTTTTGATGATAATTTAAACTCTTTATATAAGGGAATGACTTGTCATTTATATGAAGAAGGGGCGATTAAATTAATACAGCGCATGGCGCAAGATATATGCCAGAATTACCCAAAAATATTAAAATAAAAGAAGTTTGGAAAAAGGTTAAAAACTATCCCAAATATGAGGTAAGTAATTTGGGTAAAATTAAACGAAATAATAAAATACTTAAACCAATCAAAACTCAAAAAAATTATCTTCAAATAAATCTATCTGAAAATGGAGAAGCAAAGACTTATTTTCTACATAGAATAATTTTAAAAACTTTTGTTCTTAATCTAGGAAGAAAACCTTGCGTCAATCATATTGACAACAACCCAATAAATAATAATTTAAATAATCTTGAGTGGTGTACAGAACGAGAAAACAGGTTGCATTGTATAAAACAAAATCGGCAGGCGGGACAACCAAAAGGAGAAAAAAACACTAATGCAAAATTAAAAAACAAGGATGTAATAGAAATAAGAAAAATGAAAATAAATGGTATTTCAACTATAAGAATTGCTAAAAAATTTAATATGCACCGAGAGACAATTAGAATGTTATTAAAGGGAATGACTTGGAAAAATATATGAATTTATATAAACACCAACAAGCACTTTTAGATAAAAACCCAAAACGCTGCCTTGTGGCATGGAGTTGTGGACTCGGGAAGTCTTTAGTGGCAATAGAATTTTTTAGAAAAAACAGTACCCACCGCGGTATCTTTATAGTACCAAAATCATTAAAAGCCAAATGGAATAGGGACATGGTTCAGGAGGGACCATTCAAACAGCAATGGTTCGTACTAACAAAAGAGGAATTTAAAAGAGATTGGAATATCTTACCACAATCCGACACTATTATTATTGACGAAGCACACTTCTTTTCTGGTATGAAAAGCCAGCTTTCGAAATCCATGATGGCTTACTGTAAGAAACACAAGCCCGAATTTATATGGCTTCTCACTGCGACACCCTACCTTTCGACCCCTTGGAACATTTATCGCCTCGCTCAAATCCTCGGCTACTCTTGGAGTTATCCCGAATTTTTCAATAAATTCTTCTATTATGTGCCTCTCGGCAAGTCATCCCGCATGGTCCCGATGGTCAAACCACATAAAGAAGAAGAACTCGCTGATATTGTTAAAAAGATAGGTGATGTAGTCCACCTCGAAGAATGCGCGGATATCCCCGACCAGGTATTTGAAACCAAAGTCTTCCAAACCAACAAAAAACAGCAAGCCCTAATGAAGGATATTTCCCTTAAGGAAACTAGCCCGATTGTTAAATTTACAAAATTTCATCAAATTGAAAATGGTTCACTGAAAGGAGATGAATATAATGAGGATGTCTTTATTGATGCAGATAAGCATGACCACATCCTAGATTTAATTCAAGAGAATAAGAAAGTCGCGGTGTTTTGTAGATATAATTTGCAAATAGATAGTTTATATTCACTTATCCAATCTAAACTAAAATCTAAATTAGTTTATATCATCCGTGGGGATGTAAAAAACCGCGATGAAATTGTGCAAACTGTGGAAAAATCGGTGGAATGTGTGGTTTTAATTAATGCCTCATGTTCCGAAGGATATGAACTTCCGTCAGTAGGAGTTGTTGTTTTTGCTTCGCTTTCATTTTCATATAAGGACTACAAACAAGCCCAGGGTAGATTTTTGCGCATTAATGCGCTCAAAAAAAATGTATTCATTCACCTTATAAATGAGGGGTCGGTTGATGAGGCAGTATTTGAATCAATTAGTAATAAGCAAGATTTCGACCTTGCAATCTACTCTAAACAATATGGCGGAAGTCAATTTAAAGAGTGAAGAAATAGCAATATTACATCATTTGTGTGGGTCATTTTTAGTAGAATATAGTGATTTGGAAGGTAAAACACCAGGGCTTGACTGGATGTTGATGAAAGTTTTTAAAATATATGGTAAACTAGAGGTATTCAATCCCCAATTGTCGCATGGGAAATTATTAGAACATGCGCGAAAAGGATTTACAAACTCGAATCACAAGATATGTAAAAAACCGCTGGCAACATCAGTCCGCAGCAATTGAACTTAAGATAACCCACAGCAAAAGCTTGTCTTTTGCTGCAGTGAAAGACCATCAAATCGCGGGGCTTCTAGTCGCAAAGCATGGCACTCTGGCATATAAAATCCCAGATACAGGCTACGACCAGAAGCCTTTTGATATGGTAGTTTTAACAGGTGCGGAAGCTTATATTTTGATAATGTATTATCAAAAAGGCTGTCGCATCTGTTATATAATTGACATTGATGTATTTCAAAAAGAAAAAGAGACCTCCAAGCGAAAGTCTCTCACGGAAGAAAGGTGTGCAGAAATCGGAGAAAAGATTGTATTAGCTTAAGCATTTAAGTGCGCGATTACCTTATTCATAATCTCCTCGGTTAATCCATGTTCCCAAGTAGTTTTAAAAAAATTAGGCAATTGCTCGAGCAACATATCGTCATCATCGTCTAAAATAGCATATCTTTTAACATCGGGATGGTTTCTTAACCATTCTTGTATTTCATCCCCTCTTAAATGTGGACCATCAATAACGGGAGTTTTATCAAACATTTTACAAATCCTTTTTTCTAGCACCTGGACTGCTTCAAAAGAATGTCGCCACGAAGACGATAAAACAACCTTGCAGTCAGTGTAAAGCTGAATCTTACCAACCATAAAAGCCATATATGGGTCCAATTCAGAATAAGGTTCCCGAATCATTCCGCCTTTTTTGAATGATTCTTTGCTATTTACAACACCATCAATATCAAGAAAAAGAATCTTCATCTTCATTATAGAATGGAATTTTTCTTATAAAATCTTCATTGGTTTCACCATCCACACCTCCTGGGGCTTTAAGCCACCACTTAAAAAGGATTCTTTCAAAAAATATTTTAATTCTTCCAGCATTAGGACATTCTTCTTCTATTAATTTTTTGAAAAATTGTTCATTAGTCATTTCTTTTTGTGAGGTCTTCTAGTAAGTGCTTAATGTCTTCCGCTCCCATGTTTTTACAGGCAGAAAATATTTGAGCCTTTTTGTCAGTATTATTATAAACAATAGCAATAATTTCCTGATTCTTCCGAATCGTAAGCATACCCTCTAGTGCGATTTCTATTTTATCTTCTTTCTTTTTTTTAATAATTAACGATTTTTAATATAATATTCCAATGTATAGCGCATATTATCATCCAGGGTCATACTCCTACGCGCCCAGAGCAAGTAATCCAAGTCCGCTCGTGCGATGTCTTTGAAAAATCTATCCTTGTATTTTCCAAAGGTCATCTTCTTAAACAGAATCGGCTGCGCTGATATCTCGACCATTTCTTGTATTGAATAGTGGTTTGAATAAAATTCAAACAACTTATTCAATACAATCACATCTGCGACAGCTTCGTGTGAATTGATTTTCTGCTCAAATTTCAACTTATAAAAATATCTCAAATATTGTAAATTGTGTTTGCCTAATGCGCATTCTTTATCAAAATGGTGCGCTACTTTCATCGTGCAAATAAATCGCTTCGGCAATACCATTCCTTCCTTAAGGAGAAAGCGCATGTCGAAGTCGGCGTTGTGGGCGATTAGGATATAGTCTTTATTAAAGAAACTTTGAAGTTCTGCAAATTCCGCGCTGTCTTTAAATGGCTTACAATCGGCTACATGCTCATCTGTAATATGGTTCACACTCATCGCATCAACAGTCATCGGCACAGGCGGTTTAAAAAGGGATTGGCGCATCTCACCATTCAAATATGCCACCTGGCAAAGTCTATCTGCCTCCTCTACGCCAGTGGTCTCGGTGTCTAGGAATATTAATTTTTGTTCATCGTTAATCATTTTTTTCTTTATCACATTCTTTACAAATCATTATTTCCATGTTTTTGGGATTTGTAGAAAAACGATATTTATTATCCCATACATGTTCACCTCCATTTAAACAATCTGCTTTTTCAGCATCAAAATCCCAAGATAAAGATGCTGATACCATAAATTTTTTATCACACCAAGGGCAAGTGCATTCAGTTCGGTGTTCTTCATCATAATAAGCTCCATCATCATGGTTTAAATCAAATCCTCTTTCACAATAAGGGCAATATATTTCTTCCATATAATTATAATTTCTCACAGAACTCTCCGATTTCAAGCAAAGCTCTGCCTATTTTAGTAATCGTCTCTGGGTTTGAACGGTTAAATACGAAGCCGTTATTATTTCTGTAGTCGTTTTTAGAAGAATTAATTTTAACTTTTTTCACTATTTTTTTATCACGAATCGGGATTAATCCATCATAACTATTTGTAGATTCTTTTTCTTCGAACAAAACATCAAAAGTGATGTTGGTTTCTTCATGAATATATGTTTCGTTTAATTTTTTCATTTTATTTTTCAAATACAATTAATAAATAATTATTATTTTCCAGCTGTTCTATTTCCATTTTATCTATTTTTGACATATCATTATATCCCATTTCAGAAAGGCGAGACCCGATGTCAAATATAGAATAAAGCATTATTTGTTTTTTCTTTTTCATTTGTTTGAATTTATACCTATTAATAAACCGACCAAATAACAAAATATACCATGTTTAATTTAATTTCTTTCATTTTTTATTATCACCTTCTGGTGGTTTCTTAAAATCATCAAACTTAAACGGACTGATTACTTCAGGGATAGCCATGTCTATTGGTCCGTATGCTTTTTCATATTCCTCAACCAATTTACTAAGAAAGCGAGCGACATCTTTCATAACAGGAGGGATAGTGGCATACGAATCTGCCATATTTCCCAAGGTAAATGAAACCATAAAAATGTTTTTGCCATACGCGCCAATAGCGCCATCTAAGAATTTTTTAGGAACATTATTTAAGTTTACATTTTGTACATCTATCATATTTATATTTAATACAAAGCTATTTTTTCTTTTCTCCGCTTTCACGATAAGCGATTGAGGCGCGAGCTTTAGCCACTGAATCTGAATGACCAACTACCTCTCCTGTGGTTTTCTTCACAATGTCCCATCCGCCTTTTTTGTTTCGTTTGATTGAGTAAGGCATATTATTTGAATACTCTATTAAAAACGCCATCCTGGAAATCTCTGTCTAATTGAATGACATTCTTAAATTCATAATCCCAACCTGGTCTCTCGAGACTTTCGAGAAACATCTT